TCCTTGACGGTGTTAGGGAATTTGCTAGGCAGTACCTGCAAGTTGAGTTAATGCCTTGGCAGTGTCGAGCGCTTGAAGGTCAGCTGCTATTTGATGACCAGACTGATCTTGTTAATCGTGTTTCGTTAGTTTCTACTGCAAGACAGAACGGCAAGACCGTTGCACTTATGGCGCTCGTCGGCTGGTGGCTTACTGAGATGCCTAAGGTGCGTGGGTTGAAACAAACTGTGCTAACGACTGCGCACAGACTTGACTTGGCAGTCATGTTGTTTGATAATTTGTCGCCAATACTAAAAAAGTATTTTAACGCTGACTTGATGAAATCTTACGGTCGCAATGCGGTAACAATGCCTGACGGTAGCAAATGGTTTGTGCGCGCCGCTAATCACTCGGTAGGTCACGGTATGAGTTGTGATCTTATTGTTGCTGATGAGATGTGGGATATTTCGCGTGAGGTCATTGACGGTGGTCTACTGCCTGCACAACGCGCTAAACAATCACCGCTGTTGTCACTCTGGTCTACTGCTGGGACTGAGGCAAGTACGGCAATGCTTAAATGGCGTGAGCAAGGTTTGCGCGCTATTGACACAAAACAAAATTCAAGTTTTTATTTTGCGGAATGGTCACCACCACCAGACATGTCGCCACTAGACCCAGCGTCGTGGGTGTGGTCTAATCCTGCACTTGGTACGACACTGACGATGAAAACTATTGAGGCAGAATCTGAGAACCCTGACCGTGCATCATTCTTGCGCGCTAGTTGTAATCTTTGGGTCGCATCAGACAAGGCATGGATACAGCCGGGTGTTTGGCCTGCGTTGCATTACACAGACCCAATACCTGACGGCGGCACTGTTGCCATTGAGTGCTCGCTTGATGACGCTAGATATTTTGGTGTCAGGTGTGTTGTGTTGCCTGATCATCGCACAGCGGTAACAGTTGAGTTCGTTGTCGACACATTTGACCAGGTGCTTGCAGAGGTTGACAGACTGTGCAACATCGGTGGGGTACGGTTTGCAATTACGCCAACTATAGATTTGCATTGGCCTGTCAGACTTGAACAGAAAAAAATTGTTGTTGGCTATGGCGAGATACTTAAATTTACGCCACGCATTCGAGCAATGATTGGTGAGAAACTTATTGTGCACACTGGCGAGGAAATGCTGGCAGAGCATGTGCAGCGCGCGGTAGCGGTACGGTCACAAAACAGTATTGCGCTATCTAGCCAAAGATCGCCAGGCCCTATTGAATTGGCTCGGTGCATGGTGTGGGCTGCAGCGCTTGCCAGTCGGCCTACCTCTAGTGGCAAACCTATGATTGTGGTTGCGTCACGCTAATCTGTTTATGGGTGGCTGGCTGTTCACCTGCTTTCTCGGTCTGTTTGCGGCCAGCACCTATACACCATCAAAAGTAATTGCAGTGGCATACTTACTGCATGGCTAAAACTTTGATTGAATTTATTGCAGACAAAATTACTAAAACTGCAAACGCGCAACCAGCGTCTAAAGCTGCAGCTGCTGGTAGTTATTACCAGTCATCTAATAACGGTGGCGCTGGCATGATCGGTCAGTACTACTCGTATGTTGAGGGCGAGTCACGCAATAAGGCAATGAGTGTGCCAACAGTTTCTCGAGCGCGCGATCTTATGGCATCAGTTCTCGGCTGCATGTCGCTCAAACAATTTTCGTTAATTTGGAATGGTGACGAAATGGAAAAATTGCCTCAGGCCCCACGCACTTGGTTACGCAAGATTGACCCAACATTGCCAAACAATTTTATTATGGCTTGGACATTTGACGACCTATTTTTTTATGGGCGCGCATTCTGGTACATAACTAGTCGTACCGCTGACGGATTCCCAGCATCGTTTACTCGTTTGCCTTCCGCGATGTGTCAGACACTCGACCAAGCCGGTCCCGTCTGGTTTGCGCCATCAAAACAAATTGTGTTTCAAGGTGCAGAACTAGACCCGAATGATGTTGTGCAATTCTTGTCACCGATACAAGGCATTGTGTACCAGTCAACTCAGGCTGTAGCGACAGCGCTAAAACTTGAGGCAGCGCGCTATCGCAATAGCAGTAGCGCTATTCCTGCAGGTATTTTGCGTCAGACTGGTGGCGAGCCTTTGAGCGGTCAAGAGTTGGCTGATCTTGCAGCATCGTTTAATCATGCGCGCGAAACTAATCAGACTGCAGCGCTCAACGAATTTGTTACCTACACCGAGACATTGACTAGCCCTGACAAGATGTTGCTTATTGACTCGGCAGAGTTTCAGGCAATGGAAATGGCGCGACTTTGTAACATACCGCCATACCTTGCAGGCATTAGTGTCGGCTCGTACTCGTATCAGTCAAGCGCTGAGTCTCGCATGGATTTGTGGACATTTGGTGTGCGCGCCTACGCCGATTGCATCGCTGGCACATTGTCACAAAACAATGTTTTGCCTAACGGCACTTATGTCGAATTTGATGTAGAGGATTATTTGACTGGCGAGTACTCGCTAACAAATCGTGATGATGCACAAATGCCTGACACAGTTGATGTAGTGTCGCAGTCATGATCCGTTTAACCCCTTCACAGATCACGGTTGACGCAGGTGCGGTAGGGGAATTACCGCGCCGCTCAATCAGTGGCATAGCAGTAACTTACGATGAGACAGCGGTAGTTGCTGACGGTACAAAGGTGCGCATTATGCAGGGCGCGTTACCTGTTGACGGTCGTAATCCAAAGCTTTACGGTCAGCATGACTCAACACAAATTTTGGGCATGGTTACAGAGCGCGAGGACACGCCAGAAGGCATGATGTTTGTTGCCAAGATTAGCGCCACTCGACTGGGTGACGAATATTTGACACTTGCAAATGACGGTGTAATTGACTCAGTATCGGTCGGCATCAACCCGACAAAGTTTAGTTATGACGATGAAGGCGTCATGATTGTTGAGGCGGCCGAGTGGACAGAGTTAAGCATGGTCAGCCAAGGCGCGTTTAGCGGTGCAGTCATAACAGAAGTCGCAGCGAGTATCCCACAAACCGATACACCAATAGAGTTAAATGAAGTTATACCTACACAGGAGAAAACAATTATGGAATCAGTAGAACCAACAGTCGAAGTTGCAGCATCAGTAGTTGACAAGTTGTGGGCTAAGCCTGCACGCGAATTTGCTATGCCAACACCAGGCGAATATTTGGCAGCAATGCACATCGGTGGCGACACTCTCGTTAATGTTCAGCAAGCAGCAAAAGCAGCTGCGATGAAACGACAATCAGCATTGCAAGCAGCGGCTGGCGACATTCTTACAACCGACACACCAGGACTCTTACCAGTACCTGTACTCGGGCCACTATTCCAAGACATTAACTTTGTGCGACCAGTTGTTACAGCATTTGGTGCACGCGCAATGCCAAACACACCAAGCAAAACATTTGTGCGACCAACAATCACAACGCACACCAGCGCTGCAACACAAACCGAAGGCAGTGCAGTCAGTGCAACAACAATGGTGATCGCATCAAACACGGTTACTAAAACAACTGTTGCAGGTCAAGTCACAATGACTCGACAAGACATGGACTTTACTGACCCAGCATCAATGCAACTTGTATTAAACGATCTTGCTGGCGAATACTTGATTGCTACAGACAACATTGCTGCAGACAACATGGTCTCAGGTAAGACTGCATCAGGGTCAACTTGGACTGTGACAGATAATGACCCATCGTCTTTAATTCAATCTTTGTATGACGCGGCACGAGAAATTACTGAGGACTCAAATTACTTTCCAACTCATCTTTGCGTAAGCCCAGATGTTTGGCAAAAATTGGGTAGTCAGTTAGATGGGTCAAAGCGACCAATTTTGGGTTATGTAACTGACGGCATTGTCGGTCAGAACTCAATCGGCAAAGTTGGTGGCATGGGTTACAACAACATGAATGTCATGGGCTTGCAACTAGTTGTTGACAACAATTTTGCAAGCGGCACAATGCTTGTTGTGTACGCACCGGGCTTTGAAATCTACGAAGCGCAACAAGGCGTCTTGTCTGTTGATGTACCGTCAACACTTAGTCGCACATTCAGTTACTACGGTTACTTTGCAACATTTGTTGCCAAGTCATCGTTCATTCAGGGCATCGTAATCGCCTAGTCGCATGGCGGACTAAACGCCATGGCAACTTACAAAACACAAACTAAGCAATTACTAAACAACTATGCCTGCATAAGCACGCTCGAAGCGTCAGAGATTGCGTTAGGTGAGTCTGTAACTGTCTCAGGATTAGCTGCACCATTCTCAGGCACATTCACAGTGCTTGCATTGCCACAATACAAATTTACTGGCATTGACAACACAACTGGCGAACTGCTATTTGATGAGAACGACCCAGTGGCTAATCAGGTGTTGTATGCGTGCACAGGTACGAGTGTTGAGTTTGTTGTTGATTATTCTGGCACTGTCACCTATACGCAGACCTGTACTTGGATTACTGCAGCACAAATCTTGACATGGCTAGGTATCGCGACAGCGACTGCTGATGACACAACATTTGTTACACAGTGCGCAAGCGCTGCAAACAATTTTATTTATCGCAGACGACAAGAATGTGGCTATCACGACAGTCTTACTACTTCGCCCGGTGGCGATGTCACGCTGGGCACGATCATGTATGGTGGCGCTTTGTACCGTCAGCGTGGTGGCATATCTGATTTTGCATCGTTTGATGGAATGTCTGCAGGCTCGACTAACGGATTGTCGCCACTGGTTAAACAGTTGATTGGTGTTGACAGACCACAGGTCGCCTAATGGCTGCGCAAACTTATAGCGATCTATTTAACACATCTATTAACACGCTTGCCACAACACTTAACGCAGTTTCGGGCTTGGTGTGCGTCACTGACACACGCAATGTACAGCCACCATGCATACTGCTAGATGCGATGTCGTTTACTGCGTTTAACAGCAACATCGTTGACATGTCAATACCAGTGACCGTTATCAGTCTCGGGCCTAGCAACGCTGACGCATACCGCAATGCACTTAACATTGCAGCAAAAGTCTTAGCAGCCAAAGTAGCAGTCACTGATGGCAGACCTACAACACTTACAATCGGCGGTGTTGACTACCCTGCACTATCGTTAAACATACAAATGAAAGCGAGCACTACCTGATGGATTACGAAGTGACCAGCAACCGACTTAACGGCTATAACTGGGGCGACATCATTCGAGAAGCTGACCTAGGTGACCTGACAACTGACCTAGAGTTTTTAATTGACTCTGGGCATCTATCCCCACTAAAACCTAAAAAATCTGCTAAAACTATAAACACAGAGCAAAAGGATTAACCCACATGGCTACCAGCGTCTATCTATCAAACCCTAAAGTAACGATCAATGCAGTTGACTTGCAAGATCAGTGCACTAGCGCGACTGTTAACTATGTGTTAGAGCAACTTGAAACAACAGCGTTTGGTGACACGGCACGCAAGTACGGTGCGTCAACAGTGACATCGTTGCAGAACAACAGCATCGAGGTTGAGTTGTACCAGTCTTATGCAGCGTCAGAAACTGAGGCAACTATCTACGGTCTTGTAGGTATCCAAACAACTTTGATTGTTGCACCTGCTACAGGCGCTGCATCAGCCACAAACCCGACCTACACGCTCACAGGCGCGTACCTTGAATCTCACACACCAATCAATGCAAGTTTGGGCGAACTGTCAACAATCACGCTGACATTTAGCGGTGGCGTATTGACTAAAGCGGTCGCATGATCGCGCGGCACTGGCCGCTGAGAACTAACAACGCAAGACCAACCGAGAGGGTACACGCATGCAACTAACACTCAAAGCAACATTTAATGACGACACACAAATAACGGTGTCAACAAACCTAATGACCATTGTTGCATGGGAACGCAAATATAAACGCAAAGTGTCACAGATCGCTGACGGACTAGGTATCGAGGACCTGGCATACATGGCTTACGAAGCGTCACGCACATCAGGCATAACAGTCCCAGCACAACTAGATGAGTACATTAAGTCGTTAAAGAATTTAGAGGTGGTTGAACAGAACAGCCCAAAAGTAGACGCGGTTCATACCGCTACGGATTAGCGCAAATTGTTGTGGCTACTGGTTACTGGCCTGCTGGCATCGCTTTTGATATTGACGATATGAACACTGTTATAGAACTTATTAACAAAGAGCGCAAGCAATGAACACAACCACAACAGTGCAGGTAGCAGGTGTCAAGCAAACTATTAACGCGCTTAGACAAATTGACCCAGAGTTGCAAAAACAATTTAAGGCTGACGCGACACGCATTGCACAGCCAGCAATTGACGCTGGACGGCGCGCATACAGCGAGGTTCCTTTAAGCGGTATGGCGTATGCGTGGACATCTAAAAAAACTGGTCGCAAAGTTAAAGCGTTTAGAGTTGCTGACGCGCAAAAAGGTGTGCAAATGAAATTTGACACTCGGCGTAACGCGGTAGGTGTAATTCTTATCATTCAAAAAGATCAAGCGGCTGCAGTGTTTGAAACTGCAGGTCGCGCAAATGCAAACACACTTGACACAAGTTTGCGCCAAGAAGGTATGCCAGTGCAGACTGGTCGCACTCGAGTGATCGGGCCTGCGGTGTATCGTGCGCGTAGAGGCATTGAGCGTGAGATGAAACAAATGATTAACGGTGTTTCAAGCATGATTGCGAGGCGCATGTAATGGCTTTATCTATACCTATTATTTCTGAGTATGACGGTGCTGGAGTCAAAAAGGCAATTGCACAATTTAAGGATTTGGAAGGCGCTGGCGCTAAGGCAGGCTTTGCGTTAAAGAAGGCTATGGTGCCGGCTATTGCGGTGCTGGGCGGTCTTACTGCAGGTCTTGGCTTGGCGACTAAGGCAGCAGTAGAGGATCAAAAAGCGCAGGATTTATTAGCGCAACAATTGCGCACTAGCACTGGCGCTACTGATGCACAGATTGCCAGCATGGAAAGTTTTATATCGGCATCGTCTCGCGCTTTTTCGGTGACTGATGACGAGTTGAGGCCTGCGATGGCAAGCCTGACTCGATCAACTGGCTCGGCTGAGGAAGCGCAAAAGTTACTTGAGACAGCGTTAAACATAAGCACTGCTACTGGCAAAGATTTAGAAACTGTCACACTGGCACTTGGTAAGGCTTACAACGGGTCTACTAGCGCGCTAACAAAACTAGACCCATCGCTAAAAGGTGTTATTGATTCAGAGTCAACAATGACTGATATTACTGAGGCGCTTGCTGTTTCGTTTGGTGGCTCGGCAACTGTCGCAGCGCAATCGTTTGAAGGCCAAATGAAAGGCATGACAATTGCGTTAGACGAAACTAAAGAATCTATTGGCATGGCGCTACTGCCAGCGTTGCAAAAGTTGTTAACAATTCTTAAGCCCATGGCGGATTTTGCGCAAGAAAACACAAATGTGTTTTTAATCTTTATCGGCGTTATTGGCACATTAGCGACAGCAATTATTGCAGCCAATGTTGCTATGAAAATTTATCAAGCCACACTTGTGCTTACAAAGATTGCAACGATTGCGCTAAATGTTGCGACAAGCGCAAACCCATTTGTGTTAGTTGCAGCCGCAGTGATTGCGTTGACTGCAGCAATGGTATTTCTTGAGGTCAAGTTTTCTGCTATGTCTCGAGCGTTTGACATGTTTGGTAACTCGATCATGATTGTGACCGGGCCGTTAGGCGTACTGATTGGCATGCTGCGCAAGTTAGATAGTTTGCGTGAGAGTTTGGGTGGGTTTGATTTAGGCGGTATAAACATTCCGGGCTTTGCTAACGGTGGCATTGTTACTAAACCTACGCTTGCGATGGTTGGCGAGAAAGGCCCAGAGGCAATTATTCCGTTGACTGGCCCTAATGCTGGTGCAGGTATGGGCGGTGGCGGTGGCGTAACTGTCAATGTCACTGGCGGTTTGTCAACTAGCGCAGAGATAGGTCAAGCGGTGGTTAATGCGTTGCGCGCATATAACAGGTCTGCAGGGCCTGCCAATATTCAGGTGGCGTAGTGGCTGGCGTTGCTGTTGTCGGGTCTGGTAACTACTCGCTAGAGATTGACACAGGCTTTGTGCAGGATGCTTTTATTTTAGATGACGCAGTGCAGGGCGTATTAAATAACACAACTTATGTTTTAGATGGCACAACGAATTTTGCAGAGGTGTTAGATGGTTGCACGACTGTCGGTGTGAAGCGCGGTAGGCGAGATCAAGGCGACCAATTTAGCGCTGGCACTATGTCATTTACGATGCTAGACACTGACGGAATTTTTAATCCCTTTGACCAGCAATCGCCCTATTGGGACAGCACGACACAAAAGCCAGGATTAGCGCCTATGCGCAAAGTGCGCTTGTCGCGATACTCAGACATCAATGTTAAAGAGTATTTGTTTACTGGCTACATCATTAACTACGACTACAACTTTGCATTAGGCGGTATTGACACAGTGACTGTTTATTGTGCAGACGATTTCTATTTGCTGGCACAAACATATTTTGCAGAGTTCAATGTCAGCGAGCAGTTAAGCAGCGCTCGACTTAGCGCGGTCTTAGATTTGCCAGAGGTTGCGTTTCCGATAGCACAACGCGACATAGCGACAGGCACACAGACTCTCGGCGGCTCTGCAGCGTACACAATTGATGCTGGGGTTAATGTGCTTGAGTATTGCTCGCGCATACAACAGGCCGAGCAAGGCAGGCTTTATATGTCTCGAGATGGCGACATTACTTTTGATGCAAGGCTAGGCAACACGCTGTCAGGGTCGGTTGCAGACTTTCACGATGATGGCACAAATTTTAAGTACAACGGTGTTGGCATAACATTTGAGGCAGATCAAGTTGTTAATCGCGCGTCAGTAACTATTGCTGGCGGTCACACACCACAAGTAGCAGAAGACTTAGCCAGCCAGGGCGTGTACTTTATACAGACTGAAAGCATCACAGAGTCGTTGCTACACAATAACGCTGCGGCACTGTCACTAGCAGAGTATTTGTTAGAGGGTGAGCCTGAGGCGCGGTACACAAGCGTAGAAACACAGTTCAACATGTTGACTACAGCGCAGCGCGACACGCTGGCAACAATAGATATTGGCGACACAATTACGGTAGAAAAAACTTTTACTAGCGGTGCTGGCACTACAGAATTGGCGCAAGAATTGGCTATAGAAGGTATCGAGCACAGCCTAAGCATTAGCAACGGTCACAGCATTGCGCTATTTACTAGCCCTACGACGATCGTTTACGAACTAATACTTGATGACGCGGTGTACGGCATACTTAACTCAGACAATGTTTTAGGATAATCTAAGGAGCAATCATGGCAACACGACAAGTATTTACAGCAGCGCAAGTATTGACTGCAGCAGAGCAAAACGCGCTGGCTACAGCAATGATTGCAATTAACGCACAGACTGGCACGACCTACACAACAGTTTTAACTGATGATGGCAAACTAATTACCTGTTCAAATGCGGCTGCGATTGCGTTAACTATTCCACCAAATAGCAGCGTTGCATACGGCATTGGCACACAAATCAATATTGCGCAACTTGGCGCTGGCACAGTAACAATTACTGCAGGCGCTGGTGTGACACTTAACAGTGCTGGTGCAAAATTAAAAACAGATGCACAGTACGCGGTAGCAACATGTGTTAAGACCGACACAAATACTTGGTTTGTTGTCGGCAATCTTAAGGCTTAGTTGTGCAAATTCTTGGCGCTGTTCACTCTGGCGGTTTGCCTGTCGGGTTTCTCTGTATTGCAGGTGGGGGCGGTGGCGGTATGAACGGAAGCGGTGGTGGCGGTGGCGCTGGTGGCGCTCGATGCAGTGTCGGCCAGACTGGTGGGCTCGGCACACTTGAAACAATGTTCACGCCTACGCTCGGTGTCACCTACACGATCGTTGTTGGTGCTGGCGGTACTGGTGGCGTTTATGTAGGTGCTGATGCAACTAACGGCACGAACTCATCAATTATTGGAACTGGCGTTTCGATTACTTCTACTGGTGGCGGTAAAGGTGGAACGGCAGCGTCAAGCGATGGCGGTAATGGTGGTAGTGGTGGTGGTGCAGGCGGTGGCGGTAGCGCATTAAACGGCGGTACTCGCACTGCATCACCTGTGCAAGGTTTTGACGGTGGTGCTAATAACGGCATTACGCCATATTCAGGTGGCGGTGGTGGCGGTGGTGGTGCTGTAGGCGTTGCTGGCGGTAACTCAGGACTACGACCTGATGGCGGTATTGGTATTCAAACGACTATTGAAGGCGTAGCAACTTATTATGCAGGTGGTGGCGGAGCTGGTAAACGCGGATCAATCCCGGCTGCAGGTCTCGGCGGACTCGGCGGTGGCGGTGACGGTTCGAACACATCTGCAAATGGTCTTGCTGGTACAGCAAACACTGGCGGTGGGGGCGGGTCAGGGTCAGAGGATGCTGGCTCGAATGGTGGCGCTGGCGGTAGCGGTCTTGTAATTATTAACACAGGTCTACTTGCAGCATCAACAACAGGCTCGCCAACAGTAGTCGGCACAACATACAAGTTCACTGGTAGCGGAAGCATCACATTTTAATGAACTACTTTGCACAAATAGTCAACAACATCGTTACTGAGGTTATTGCAGTTAACGACAACATTGTTGACGGCGCGCAATTCTGTCACGATCTGTTAGGTGGCGACTGGGAAGAAACATATATTGACACCGCAGGCAAAAACTATGCAGGTATCGGCTACACATACGATGCAGTCAACCAAAACTTTATTGCACCACAACCGTACCCATCGTGGACATTAGACAGCAACGACATTTGGCAACCACCCACACCACAACCACCAGCACCACCACAAACATATTGGGATGAGGACACGCAATCATGGCAACCATACGCGCAACCATAATTACATGCTGTTTACTATCGGCGTGCTCATTTACTAAAACAAATAACACAACGATTTATCAAAACAAAACAACAGGAGAGGAATGTGAATATGTCACTGCGGACAGGTGCGAAATTAGAAAATGAAGCGTTGCACGCTCGACTAGTTTTTACAGTCGGCGTAATTATGGCAGTCACATTTATGATTATGGTTGTTGGCTTGCTGTTCGGCATGCTGTTTGTAAACATGCCTGCAGAACTATCGCCATTAGACGGCAGCATTGTTGACCTACTCAGCACCATCAGCGTATTTTTGACAGGCGCGCTATCTGGCCTAGTTGCTAGTAACGGTATTAAAAAGAATGCAAAAGCAGAAACAGAATGAAACC